CTGCTCAACTGCTGCGGATTCATCAAGTACACAGGACTGCGGATATTGCCTGCGGTGCCTGTCAGCAATGCTCCCGTAAGAGCTTTGATGTCACCAACCGCCGCATTGAACCCGCCGCCTGCCGTCGGCGTCAAGCCTGCCACACCATTCAGGATGCCAGCCGGACGTACCAAGGTTGCCGGATTTGCATCCAGCAGAACAGCGTCCAGTGAGATTGCAGTATCCTCACCGATCGCATTGCGCAGTAGACCTTCGATAGCTGGTACACTGTGCTCGTCGATCTCACGTGTCCACGTCGTGATCACCGCCATCTTCTTCGGGGTGAGCGTCTGTGACGTGAAGGCACCCTGACGAACCGGAATCGGCAATCCTTCACCGACGAAGCTGCCGGCGATTGTCGGTGTCCGTGATCGCGTCGGGATGACGATCTTGCCATTCCTGCCAAAGCTGAGTGACAAGCCCGCCCCACTGAGCCGTGGGAACACTGACTTCGGCATCAACGTTTCCATGAACGCAACGACGATCTGCTGGACCAATTCCGCCGCCCAGCCAACCTGCGTCGTGGTTGCAACAGAGGACGCCGCCCGCTGTGCCCAATCAACGATCGCACGAGTCGGCTCGTCATCGCCGTAGATCGTGCGGCGAATTTCGTCGATCGGCTTCTTGTGGATATGACTGAACAGTTGCACCGTGCCAGCGCGCACGAGCAGATCAATCGGCGTGAGCTTCTTGGTCTGCAGGCTGAATGGACGCGCCTTTGCCGTGATGACCGCAGGTGCAGCCACGACCAGACTGCGCTTCGGGTCTTCAGCGGTTTCAGCAAGGTGCCGCTCGGATTCACGGAGAATGGAAAGCCCCCGCTCCTCCTGAGCGATTTCCTTGTTCGCGGTGGTGACCTGCTCAAGCTGTTCATCGCTGACGTTACTGTCATCGACCTTCTCGAGTAGAGCAGCCAACGCGTCTTTCTTTTCCGTCAAACGCTTTTCAGCGTCAGTAATACGTTGTGACAACGACATCGTCGTGTCCTTTCTTTTCGATCTTCCAGTGTCGGCCTGCTTGCCGCTGAACCCGCGTCGCTGAACAGTGGTCTTTCTGCCTCGCTCGGCAAAGACAACTTCCATCGTCGCGGGTGAAACGCCTAGTGACTTCGCGATAGCCAGCGCATTGGGATTGGCCGGAACGCTGACGAGGCTGGTCTCGACAAGTTCCTGTTTCGTGAAGCGCAATCCGCTGAACGGATTCTTGCTGTCGAGCTGAGTATGCTCCTTCGGGCGGAAGCCCACGGACACAGCGCGTAGAATGTCCGCTTCTATGAGTTTACGAATCTCATCAATGCGTTCACTGGTGCCAGCCGGTGCCAGCTCCAGCTTGCCCTTTAACTGCTTGCCCTCCACGCGCAAATTTGTCCACTTGCCGATCGGAAAGTCACTCCTGTGTCCGAACAAGGCAATTGGATTGCGCTTGAAATTTTCAAGCTCCCAGCCATCGGACATGATGATGTCGTCCATGCGATCTGGAGTTTCGTCACTCATTACGAATTCCATATCGGAAACCTTGGCGGCATGCGTCTTGTGGACCACGCCTTTGGCGGCGCGATCGTCCCATGCAATCTGACAAGTTTCCTCGTCGTCGTTCTCCATGCAACGATCCATGAAGTCTTCGTAGCTTTCGCCGGGATCCGGCTCGGGCTGTTTTGTTTTCATGGCATGACCTCAATGGCGATGGCAAACTGCTGCCGCTCTTCCTGAATGACCGGATGCGCACCGGTCCCTGATCTTATTTTCAAGAAAGCCGCAGCCCTGACGAATTCTTCATTGATGACAATGATGGCGGCATGCTCTTTCTTTGGCACGACGACCGTGACCTCCTCGCCTCTGGCATTGTACAGGTCATTGTAGCCATTGCCGTCACTGCTGATCTGGAACGTCAGATTCCCGCCGCTCCATTTTGTGGATGGCATGGTGATGCGCACAATGCTTCCGGCGCTGCAGTCTACTCCACTGCTGAGGGACTCACCGGCTTCAATCACAGGCCCATCGACGATTTGTAATGTCACAGCACTGCCTCCATGTTGAGCGCCATGCGCAACATGATGTTGCCAGCCATGGCCACCTTGACCTTGTCATCCTGTAGCACGATCTTCACTTCGTGATAGTACAGGTCCGGCTTGATGCCGACCGTGTCTATCGCGTCAATCGTAATGTCCAGCTTTGTGCCACTGACCGCAATACCATTGGTCAACGACTTTTTGATAATCACTTCACCGGGTTCATCGTCCAGCGACCAAGCGGACTTGGCCATCCACCATTCAATCGACTTGGCGGTGGCAATGTCATAGCCTGTCATTTCAACGGAGATGATCTTATCCTCACCGACGAAGAGCTGACAGTTCTGGTTCAACCCGGCGCTGAGCGCAACAGGATCCGGCGTCATCGTCTATCACTTTTCATGGTCGTTGTTTCCGCCATCGTCGCGATTCGGTAGCCGAACAACGTGTTGGCCGCTGCAATAAGGAGCGCAATCAACACGATGGCACCGAGCACATATTTGACCGGCGTAACCCACGGTCCGCCGCCCATCTGGCTTGCGATCCAGTCTAATACTAAATTTATAATGTAGAGCACAACCACAGCCACGATGTCGCTGACGGCAAACCACACGACGCCCAGCGGCGATATGCTAATGCCGCCCGCCAACCCGAACACGGCGGCAAGCACCAGCACCAGCGCAATCAACAGCAAAGCACCGATGGCAATCTTGGCAATCTTGGCGAAGAACGCATCCGGCGCGACCTTGTCGATGGACAAGAAGAAGATGCCGCCAGCCGCCAGCAGTGCGATGATGTTGATCACGAACTGCACCAGTCCAGAACCTGACATTGTCATAGCTCCTCTTCGCTCATTTCCTGTAGAAAACGATCCCAATCCTCAGCGGGTCCGACCACCACCTGCCATGGCAATGTACGCACAATGTCGCAACTGCCGCCAGCGAAGGCGCTGCCTATGCGTTTACATTCCCTTTCAGTCCCACGGAAAAATTCCGCGACCCCGAAACTACACTCGTCAGCCCGCTCTATGCGATATGTGACGACCCATTGTGACATCAGAAAATCAATGTTCGAGTATCCACTTCCTCCGCGTATTGTCCAGCGACGCCCATCGCCATGGTGAGTGCAACCAGCCCGTCGATGCGTCCTGTGGATTTGTTCTTGCTGAGCTTACGGTTCGCGTCATCCTTGCTGTCAATCACCGCGCAAGCAGCGCACATGGCCAGCACTGGATGATTGCCGTGCGCCAGCTCCTTGGCCTTCAAGGCTTGCTCCAGATCCCTGAGAGCCGGGGACATTGACTGCGTGCCCTGCCCAAACTCCACAAAGATGTCTTCAACCTTGGTTTCAGAAAAGCCCGCCTTTAGCAGCCAAGGTTTCAGATGCTTCATGTTCCAGCGATCAAAGCCGATTTTTCTAACATTGTAGATTTCACAAACATGGAAGAGCCACTGCGCGACGTATTCATAGCTGACAGTGCTGCCTTCCGTGGTTTCCAGAAAATCCTTTTCACGCCACAGATCGTACGGGACGCGATCCTTCTTTGCCTTTTCACGCAAACCCTTTGCCGGAAGCCAGAACGTCGGATGCACCTGCCAGACGCGTTCCTTTTTGCCTATCAGGACCAGCGCCGTCAAATCCGCGACGCTGGAGAGGTCGAGGCCACCATAAACAGGGACATCGTCCAGCGGCGCAGGCGGTGTGCCGCAGCCTTGCCAAACGGATTGCGTCACGAACGGATTGTTGATCTCCACCCTTTGATTCAATATGAGGTTTCTGTACTCAGACTCTCTGGACGGCATGCGCTTGGCGTCGTGCGCCATGCTGAGCACTTCTTTTTTATTCATGAAAACGTTCAGCGCCGGATTTGCCTTTTCGATGGTTGCGACGGCGAATGGATCATCGTCGGCGTCCGCCGCGTCAATGCGCAGCACGGTATGCGGATCATGCCCAGCCTTGGCGTCATCAATGAGGACCGATAAGAGATCGGCGTCCGTCGGGGCTTGTGTACTGATGATAATCGTCAACGGATTCTCTTGCGCGGCGGTGGCGGTTTCCAGCGCTTCGTACAGAGGGCTTCTTGCACCACGGACCTGCCCAAGCTCATCGTGGATGATCAATGCCGGGGACAAGCCGAAGTTGGTGCCGACGTCTGCGGACAAGGCGCGATAGACGATGCCCAGCTCCGGACAGAAAAGTTCTTTCTTGGTTTCCCTGACCATGATGACGTTGTTCAACGCCTCATTCATTCTAACCATCTTGGTTGCAAGGTTGAAAATCAGCGCCGCTTGGTCACGCGATAGTGCAGCACTATGCAGATGACTGTTGCGCAGGGCTTCCCTGCCGCACAGATGCAGAAGCAGAATCGCCGCCGCTTCAAACGACTTCGCGTTCTTGCGACCGCGTGAGATGATCGCCCTGCGCGTGCCATGCGGATTGTCATAGATGGCGCGGAAGTCCTCCTTCATGAATTCTGCCATCTTCAATGGCTTGCCGACGTGCTTGCCTTCCGGAATGCGCAAATACTTTTCACACCACGCGATGTTGCGCTCGGCGCGGGATTCTTTCTGTTTACGGCGCGTCATTGATCCCAAGGGGATTTGGGGATGGCAATTTCTGCAACGTGATTGCGCGCCATCACGGCATTCTTCCGTTTGCCGATGCGGGTGCTTGGCACTATGCGCAGCCTGATGCCTAGCCGACACTGCACATTCGTCAATTTTTCCAGCGCGTCCCAGTCCCCGGCCTGCTTGGCACGGCGCGCGGCGATGCAGGCTTCAGCATAGCTGGCCAGCACCGGCATATCGGTGGGAATAAACTGCTCCGGCGCGGCATCCTTGAGCAGATCAAGGAGGAACGTGCGCTCCTCGTCGTTCAAGTGTGCCGGTGGCACGAGTGGAACGCGCGCGCGCTCTGGCTTCACGACGGTTCTGCTAAAAGCGCTCTTTCTACCATTCTGAATCATTGACGGGTGCCCGATTTCATTGGGGAATTCTGCAGGTTCGTCTTAGCTGTCCGACGCTCCGGGCCGACACGGCTTGTCCCAGAGTACTGGTTTTTGCTCATGCCCCCCTGCCCCCTGATTGGAATTCTTTTTGACATTGATCATTTCATTTCTGTTTTCAATTTCTGTTTTTCAATTCTGTTGGACGGATGCCTCGGGTCAACTGGCCATCCATCATTTCCGATCGTATTATCAAATCCATTCTTTTCCTCAAACTGTTTGCTTCCTGTATGACACAGCAAACACAATGACTGTAATTCACCACACCAGAAAAGATTTACGTTGCCTCTGTGTGGAATAACATGGTCAACAATTGTAGCGGGTACAATTTCATTATGTACTAGGCAACGTACACACAGCGGGTGCAGGCGCAACTGTTGCGCAGCTAGACGCCGCCATCGCTTTGTGTCATAGAGCTTCTGTCTTACTCTGCTAGGCATTGCTCCGCCATGACCGGCAAGACGCACCACAAGGCGTCACTGCGCTCAACTGTGACACTGCACCTAAGCCAATAGTGCGAGGTCACCTTCAAAGACATTCGCCTTAACAGTCGAGCTACCAATTACATTGATTAAAACAGAAACTCGTTCCTTGCCGCGCATGCCCTGCACCACACCGCTCAAGCCAGCAAGCGCGCCGCACTTGATACGAACTTTCATTCCTTTGCGAAAGCGGAAAGGCGGCGGAGGTAGAAAAACGCCTTCAGCGTCACAGCGCGCCTTCAGCTCGTCCACTACAGCATTGGGCAGCAATGCTGGCTTATCGCCGCTCATGATAACTCCACTGATACCGATCGTGGTCAACAGTTGCCGCCATGCATCACCTACCAAGCAAAAGAAATATCTGGGAAAAAGTGGTTCAATGCGCGGCGGGCGATGCGGAGCTACTATCTTGACGCGGGGCAGAAAGAACTCCAAACCTTGGCGCTCAAGGTGCGGAACAACTTTATTTTCATAGCATGGGCGTGTGAACGCCACTGCCCAAGGCATCAACGACCCCCAACGTACATTCCCCGCCTAAAAAGCTTTCCAGCGGGGAAAACCAGTTGGGAATCATTACTGCCGTGATTTTCGCCGAAAAGCAAATAGGACGTTCGGGCACTGTGTACAGGCCAAGGAGCTATGCAAAATTTCACTTCCCACTTCCCAAAAAAAGTCGATTTTCACCTTCTTATACTTTTTTTACTCTTACTTAAAATTTTCACCGGAAGTCGGAAAGGGGTAAAAAATGGGAAGTGGGAAGTAACTTGTTCTTGGTTTGTTTCCGTTTTTAAGGAAAAAATGATAAAATTTCCCTTTACCATTTTCACTTTCAACGATTCTGCTTATAAATAGGAAGTAATTTAATTCCGTAGGCTATGCAAAATAAGCACAGCTAAGACCATGCGCGCCCGTACGCCACCACGTCCAGCTTGGTACGACCATTGGCCTCTGCCACCTGTGTCATATTGGCCAGCTCCGGTGTGCTGGCAATTATTCTAGCTTTGGCAAAACGCGGATTCCATTCTCTGCAGAAGACATATTCTTCACCGACGTGCCAGCCTTTATCTTTGGCAAGTTTGCGTATGGTCTGCGGTCGCTCAAGGTAGTCAACTTGTCTGCCGTCATGCACGAACTGCTTGATGCCCTCAACTAAATCAACGTCCAGCATGAAAACCTGTGCGCTTTGCTCTTCAACAAGTTCAATCTTGGCGCGTTTTAAAAAACCCTCAACCCATCTCTTGCCCGGACTTGAAAGTTCATCGACGACTTCCTGTTTAGCGCTTGTCCATGGA